TTCCATTTTAGACTTTCCAAGATTTCTCTGCGTTCGCAATCGAGCCAAACGCTAAGCCGTTTTTAGTGACGAAAGCCGTGGTCACGCCGAGGCAAATGCCGAGCGTCATTCCTCGTCCGGCTTCTTGAGCGACTATGTCACCGCGCCCGGCCAACTGCGGCGCGACTCGTTGCAGCCCTAGCGCGTCCACCAAAGCCTCGACGCCGCCCGCCTCGTCCAGAAATCGCACCGCGCCAAGTCCTGATGAGTAGCGATTGCGCCACGTTTTGGCGTAATCTTCGCCGGTGCAGACCTCGACCCAATCGGCCGCGAAGATGCAGCAATCGTTTACGCCCCACGCGAAAGGCTGCTCGCGCCGCTGCTCAATGAATTGAGCGAGAAGGTTCGGCCAGTTGTCGCGGCGTGCTGGCATGGTCACATGTAGGAAGTGACCTCGGTCTCGCCGCCGCCCTCGTTCACCGGCGCCGCAAGCTTCGCGTTGCCCCAGTAGATTTGCTTTTCCTGAATGGCGTTGACGAATTCCAAGCCAAGATCGCCGGGTGTGCCGGGGCCGGGTGGATAAAGGTTCTGCTGTTCTTCGTGGGTGTAGCGCACTTCACGCGGCCGGCGAAAATCCACGAGCTTGTTTTCCGCACTTAAACCTATGGTTGAAGTCCGCCCGTCGTCATTGATCGCCATGACGTCCATCCGACCGGCGAAGATAGTGATGGGAGATGCCACCAGCACACCGCTGGCATCGAGCGCACCAAATAACACGGAGCACGCTTTGCCTTGGTAGTTCTCGGTGAGCGCGACCGCAATCAGAGCACTCGGCACACCCGAGAGCTGAAAGTTGATTCCACGCGCCGAGAGGTCAGTGGTCTCCTCGACCGGAGATATTGTGCCCAGCGTGCCGCTTCCGAGATAGGTCACTCCGCCGACGGTGATCGTCCCGTAGCCGCTCCAAAGCCGGACCGGCGTTGAGAACGAGAACGACGCGAGCAAGATCGGCGAGAGCTGCGAGGCGCTGACCTCGGTGACCATGTTGGCCGAGAGCGACCGGCCTGCGGTGGTAATGCTCATGACTCCACGTCCTCGATGATTGCGAAGCCCACGCCGTAGATACTCGCCTCTCCGATGGCCCACTCGGTGCTTGGTGATGCGAGACGGAAGACGCCTTGAGCGCGAGCGGCGTTTCCGGTCCTGCCGTAGATGATCGAAGTGCCGCCGGCGTAGCTTTTGCGGAGAGCCGGGAAAACGTCCACGCTCGATGACGAGGTCGATTCGACGACCTTGTAAAGCGAGGTGGAGATTTGCAGCCAATCGCCAACGGCGAATTGCCCGCTCGCTCCGCTGATTCCGAGCGTTGTGCCGTTTGCGGTTGCGCTGGAAACGGTGAGGTTCCCGGTCACGCCGCCTCGGTTCAACGGGTTGGCGTAGTCTTGAAAATAGAACGTGCCGCGCTGCGCCTTGAGCAGAAACGCGACGATCTCCTCCGCGTCCGCACGCTTCATGGGCGGACAATCGACCGAGCCGAGCCAGGCTTGACCTGGCCAGTTGTATTGCTGGGTCTGCAACGTGAAGGGCGACGTGTTGCGCGAGGTCGCAGAGACGCCCGTAAACGACAAGCGCGAGAGATTAAACGGACTCGGCGGCGTGAGTGGATAGGTGATGGCCATGACGATTAGGCGAAGGCTGCACGGTATCCGCCGCCGCGTCGAACCATGTCTGGGATCTCGGCCTTGAGCCGGCGCCGCTCTTGTTCGAGGATCGGAGCGAGTTCGGCGCGCGAGACGCCGGCTGCGATGTTGTAATTCACGGTGACGCTGCCGCTGCCCGATCCGCTGCCGCCGCCCATCTTGTTGTTCGGAACGATGGTGCCCGACGCGTGTGGAACAAATAGTTCTGGGCCTTGCTCGCCGACGACGTAGGGCGAGCCGCCGCTGACGGGTCCGCCGGCTGCCATAAATGGAATTCTCAATGCGGCAGAGATACCTTTTGCGAGCGGTGCTGTGACCATTTGCTGGAAAACTAGCCGCACTAAATCGCGACCGAGTGAGCGGACGACTTCGCCGAGCTTTTGCCCGCTCAAGATTGCGTCCTCGAAGCCTTGGGCGATCATGTCGCCAGCGTTCAAAAAGATCGCGTCGTTTGCCTCAAGAATCTTGTTCAGCTTAAGGTTCACGTCCGTCTGCTCTTTCATGAGCTTCAGTTTCCTTTCTTCGATCACTCCAACCGCTGCGCCGTTCGCTATTGCTGTAATCATCTCGTTGTTGATCTGAATCATCTGCTGATTTTGAATGCCTCGCAGTTCATTAAGTGCCCTTAGGTTCATCGGACTGGAGATTTCAGCAATTTCTCCCTTGGGTTTGCTCTTCGTCAGTTCAACTTGCGCGTCCGCAATTTGCTTCGATAAATCCAGACCTATCTGCCGCTCTGCATTGTAGGCTTTCGCTAGTTCTACTTCCAGCTTTGCTCTTTCCAGCGGGTTTTTTGTAGCGATTGCCGCCATCGCGTTTTCAAGCCTCTGCACATCTGCGGTAGCTTCATCAAAAGCAGCGCCAGTTGATTGACCGATTTTGTCGAAATCTTTGCCGAGAGACTGCACCGTTTCACCCAGCGATTTAAGCTCTTTAGCACCGGCCGCTTCCCTGAATTTTCTTAATTGTTCTGCTAAATCCGTCTTGCTTAGCAGCCCAGTCATTTCACCTAGAGCGAAACCAGCACGAGCAAGCAGAGCAGGAATCTGCATGATGTAGTTCAGCGTCACTTCGATTGCATTTTGAAAGCGCATTGCGCCAAGAATTTGCTCGTCGCTCATTCCCATCTCCTCGCTCGCTGTTACGACCTGATCGATTTTGCCCTTGAGCATCGTCATCGTCGCCACAACTGCACTCCCACCCAAAAGGTTTTTGCCGAGTTTTGCGATGGTTGCGGTGCTTTTTTCCAGCCGCGAAAGACTGTTCTGCACGCCAGCAAAAGCCGCCTTTGTCGCATCGACCGCCCGCAGTGTGAATGTCGCCTCAGCCATGATTTTTTAGTTTTCGGTTTTGGTGTTCGATGTAAGCGAGCCAGCCGTTCAATTCTTCGGCCGGCATCGCGAGCACCTCGTAGGCAAATTTGTGCAGACGATCCGCGAGCGCGTAAACGGCGAGGAGGTCTGCCGCCTCCCCACCGTAAATCAGTTTTTTAGGTCGTCCACCTTCGGCGCGTCATCCGCGAGAATGGCGTTTGCGACGCGGCCGACGACGTTGCTGTCCGCCTTGTTCAGTAAGGTCGGCTTGTGCTCAATCGTGAACAGCTTCGCGCCGTGCTCGTCGGTCGCTTTCATGATCAGAATGTCCACGAGCAGCTCCATGTCGTTCTCCTTGCTGCGACGATAGAGCCGGTTCTTTTCCGAGAGCGTTACCGGCGTTGCGTGCACCACGAGCTTCCACTCCGGCACGTCGATTTTGCGCGTGCCGAGTGATGCGAAGTGTTCTCTGACGAGGTCGATTGCGTCCATGTGTGTTGTGTGTTTTTTGCCTGCGAAATTAAGCCGTGAGCGTGCTCAGCGGACCGTTGCCCTCGAAGGCGATCGAGCCCTCGATAATGCCGTCGAATGACGCGGAGACGTTAAACTGGGTGACGATGGCCGCGCCCGAATAGTAAACGTCGCCGGTGGTGCCGCCTTCTGGGTAAAGGTTGAGCGTGACCTGCGAGCCGATGGTGATCAGGAGTTGGCCGGCATCGCCTTCGTCCCAATAAAGGTCACCAGAAACCGAGAACGATTTCATGGATGCGAGCCGGGTGCGGTAGGTGTCACCGAGGACGGAGTCCTCGACCGTGTCGGACGAGTGGGTCAGAGCGTAGTTCCTTAGCTCGCCAATCGTCGTGCTGGACAGTTTGATGAGGCCTTCTCGGCCGAGTTTGGTTGCCATAAAATTTTTTTAGTCGGTTGAAAAATAGATGCAGTTGAAGGTGTGCCGAGCCGTGCCGAAACGTCGGTCCTCGTCTGGCTCAATCACATAATCGACTCCCGTCAAATGCGTATCCTGGCACACGCCTCCCAGCGTCACGTCCGCGAGCACCGCCGCCTCGACCGCTGCCGATCCGGTGTCGAAAAGGTCATCGATTAGGTAGGTGCCGCTCTCAGCGATAAAGTAATCCACCACGAGTTGCAGCTGCCGGTATTGCGTGCGATTGCTTGGCCCGAGCGTGCGGACCTCGATCTGCTCGCTGACTGCGTAAACGGCTGCGGCCGGAAAGCTGACGCTCGCAATCGTGTTGTTGCGCCCGCGCAGAATGTTCGCCGTCGGCACGACAAGAGCGCCGGTCAATGCGGTGGCGGTGGCGTTACGGATGTTTGTGCGGGTGCTCATGCTGCGGTTTTAAGTGGCATCATTCCTTTTACTCTTATGAAACCCAAATTGACCGCAGCGTTTGCACGTATCGCCTCAATCTTTTTGACGGTCGTTTGGATCCGCGAGTTAATCGCGCCGTCAATCATGCGCTGGTAATTTGGGATCTTCACGTTGTGCGCCGTCGCTTTGATGAAAGGCTGCGGACCGAAGCTGGATCTCACCGAACCGAACAACTTGTTGCCGCTCGCCTGCGGCTTGAGCTTGTCGCTGAATTTCTTGTAACGCGCACCAGTCACTTTTGCCGACGAGTTCCAGCCCGAGACCGTCCAGCCGACGCGGCCCTCGATCTCGTTGCGATACTTTTTGAAGTCGCCGCCGAACGCGAGCTGATCCGGCTTACCGGTGATTCTCCCGCGAGCGTTTTGTTTGCGCCGATGTTCGAGGCGCAGCGCGTCTTCGTTCTCCAAAAGTCTCATGCCGTAGTAGTGCGAGAGCTTCGGATTGCGCAAAAGCGCGCGAAGTTTCTCGACCTGACGGTTGCGCACGTAGCGCGCCATAGATGTGTAGAATCCGCCCTTCGTGGCCTTGGCTTGCAGGTCTTGGTAAACCAGCGGCTCCGCCAGTCTGGAAAAATCAGCCCGCACCGCGTTCGCGCCCTGCTGCTTGCTCTTGGGCGGCGTGAATTTGACGATGGTTTGGATCGCGTATTTCGCCTCCTCCTTGATGACCAGCCCGAGGTCCACTTTCGCCGCGTTGGCGAGCTTTGCTAGTTGGAATTCTAGCCGCGAGAAACTGGCCTCGATCTCGATCATATCGATTTTTGCACTTCGAGTTCACATCCCGCGCCCTCGGCGTCGAGCATGACTCGGTCGATGAAGTAGGTGATGCCGGCTCGGGAAAGCGTCTGCGTGACCTGCGGCACGGCGCTCACGCTCGTCGTAAGCAGGAACACGGTGAAGCGCGAGTCGTCCCGGCGTTGGTCCTCGAACTCAGCGAACGCGTTGCGCGAAGATGACCAGACACCCGTGATGCTTGCGCCCTGATACGTAAACGAAATGCCGGCCTGCTCCAAGATCGCGGAGAAGTCGGAGTTTATCTGCGTCGGGTCGAAGTCTCGGACGGCGGCCATACAATTGCTCGAATTGTCAAACCGCGGGAAAGTGCATCGCGTGCAGCGCCGGCCGGTTCGCTTTGAGCCACGGCTCGGCGTCGGCCATGCACTTGGCCGCGTCGTTGCCGCACGTCTGAGAGCCGACGTGGTGGACGTAGGCCCTTGAAACGAAGTGCCTGCGCTTCATGTCCGCGCATTGCACGTCGTCGGAAAACCAGTTGATCGGCGGGAAATCGACCCACGCGTCTCGGTGAATCCACGCGCAAATCGGCGCGATGACCGGAGTCTCGACAATGCTGCGCTCTGACTCGAATCGCAGAAAGTCCAAGCGCCCGGTGCCGCAACGGATGTTCTGTGCGCCTCGCGCGTAGTCCGAGCGCGCTGCGACGTAGCCAAGATCGGAGACGGCCTCCTTGATTAGCGCAACGTCGGCCAGAAGCGTCCGCCACGTCGTCGGTGTAAACACGATGTCATCGTTGCAGATGACCAGCTCGGAGTGCTCCTTGAACGCAATCCCCGCCGCGTGGTTGTAAGCCTGGCCGAACGTCGTGCTGACGCCGTGGAAATAGTAGGCTTGGATTTCCCGGGGCACGTAGGCTTTGACCGACGCCTTGAGCACCTCAAGGCATCGCTCGTTGGTCGTGCAGACGACGATTGCCGGCTCGGGAATCATGCCTTTTTTGCTCCCAGAATTTGCTCGATGTTCTCGGCGTCAATCAGCGTGCAGCCGCTCGCAAGGATGCGCTCGTCCCAGCCGTGCGGCGCCACCATGCCGTCCTCGGCGTTGACCTGTATCACGCCCGGCTCGGCTGCGCTCGGCTCGCCTACGTCGTGCAGAAACTGCTTCGCCATGCCCATCGTCTCGGCGTCGTCGGCGCGCACGAGAAAGCGGTGCTCGATCCGGTCCGGCTGCGCCGCCGTCGAGAGCCAAGCGTCGCGGAACGAAACCGACTTGGTCGAGTTCCCCAGCGTCTTTTGCGTCAGCCGGATCTTCGGCTGGGTATGCTTGTGGAAAACGAGCTGCATCGCCGCCGCGTCGTCTAGTTGGCCGGCGAGACGGAACGCACGCGCCGCGAGGTCGTGCCCGGCCCAGCCATACCACTTGACCTCATGAGTCCACGGCCGGTCCTTCTCGGTAGGCTCGGGAAGGCTCAGCATCCGCGACGCCCAGAAGCTCGCGCGCTTGCCGTCGTTGCGCTCGAAGCTAAGCAGGATGACCGATGCGATTGCTTCGCGGCACCACGGGAAAACGCCGTGCGCCGACATCGCGAACTGGATCGCCTCGCGACGGGAAGCGACGAGTCGCGCAAGGTTGAGCTGCACCTCGTAGCGGAAGCTGTCGTCGAGGTTCGGGAACGAAAGCGCGATGCGCCCGAACTGCTCGGCTGCGGTCTTGTTGCCGGCGCAGTAGTGCTCTTGGTGAATGTAAAAATACTGAGTGGCGGACTCGGCGACGCTGCGCCCGAGGATCGCGAGGTTGCGCTTTCGGTTGTCCTGCTTGATCGCAATCGGCTGATGATGCCAGACCGGCGTCGCCCAGTCGAAATGCCGGTCGTTCGGAAGCAGGAGCAGATTCTCGTGCACGTCGTGGTGCCAGACGCGGCCGCTCGCAAATGCGCTGCGCCGCACGATCCGCTCCCGGTGAAGCTTCTTGCCGGTGCCGCGCACGTCGTAAGGACAACGAACCATGAGCACGTCGTCCGATAGCTCGGCGAGCCGGTCCCGCAGCTTCTCGGCGTCCGCAATCACGTCGTCGCAGTCGGCCCAAATTAGCCAGTCGCCGCACGCCTGCGCGAACGCTTGGTTGCGTGCTCGGGCGAACGAATCGACGTGCTTCCACGCCTGCGCCGTGGCGCCGTTCTTATATTCGGAGAACACGAATCCGACCGAGTGCTGCAAGCACCAGTCGCGCACGATCTGCTCGGTCGCGTCCGGTTCCTGAGACCCGATGGCGCGAACGAGTGAGACCTCGTCAATCACGCCGTCAAAACTGTCCAGCATCGAGCCGATTTGTGCCGCCTCGTTTCCAGCAATTACGCAAAGGGAAAGTATCATGTTCGTTGTGTGTTCCTCAGGTCTTGCTGAACGCTCGGACCGGTCAAAACAAAAAGCCCCACGCCGTGAAGCGTGAGGCTGTTTTACCGAACCTAGTTAAGATCAGGAATACTGCGTGGTGATCAGCTGACCGGCGTTCGCATTGACCACCTTCTCGGCGGTGTATTGCGAGGCGCGGACGATGTTCGACTTGATCGCCTCTTCGCGATAGGTCGAGACGCCGATTGCTGGACCATATTCGGACCAGTTCAGGGTGAATCCAGCGCCGCCGCCGAAGTAGCCGGCTCCGGCCTGCGTAACCGAGCCGACCCAGATGAAGGTGTTGGCCCACGCATTTGCAGCGGAGAAGGCAACGCCCTCGGGTGCTTGGTCGTAGGAAGCGCGACCGATCAGAACCTCGGCGACGCCGAAGACTTCGGCGGCCGCTTGGGTGCTGGCGTTCAGGATCGTGTCAGTCGAAAGACCGGTGCCGCGAAGGCGGTTCTGGAATTTTGTGCTGGCGCGGATGCGGGTCCAGACCGGGTAAGGAATCACGACCTTGGTGTTCGTGGTCGATTCTCCCTTGGAAAGCAAACGGTCGAGAGCTTCTTGAACGTCAGCGCCGACATCGAAGGTCGCCAGATTGGCGGTCGTGTAGGCGGTGCCCGAGTTGGTCGCCGTGAACGTGCCGCTGTCGAAGATTTTGG